TAACGCTTCTTTGACTGTGGCTAGAGCCTCTACATATAGAGGATGTTCTAAAATCTGTTTAGCTTGGTCTGCCCTTGCTATCTCTTCTCCCTTTCCCATAATTAGTTCCCTATCTTAACTGCTCGTTCTTGCTCTCTTTCTAATACAAGCTCTTGTTGTTTAAGTGCAAGCTCTGCTTTCTTAATCTCAAGTTCTTGTGCTTTAATTTGCATTTCTACAGTAGCTTCTTGTTTCTTAAGCTCTAAGTCCTGTTGTGCTATTTGTGCATCAATTTGCATTTCTTGCTGCTTAAGTTCAGACTCTTGCTGTATCTTTTGCATTTTAACTTGAAGCTCTTGTTGTTTCAATTGTGCTTCTGCTTGTTTAGCCTGTTGCTCAGGTGTAGGCCCTTGCTGTTGTGGAACTTGTGCATCACCCGGGTCTGTAATAAAGTCATCTACATTCTTCATACCCATAGCCTTTATTTGCTCGGCTACTAGATTGTATATATTCTTAGGCTTTAATAACATCCCTGCTTGTGGGTGTTGTGCAATCATTTGTATTGTTTGTGACAACCTGCCTAAGTGCATTAGGTTCATGTCCTTATTACCAAACCCAAGACCAACTTGTGCAGTACAATCCATCTTAGCTTTCCACTCATGTGGATATAAAGTAGTCCATTCGTTGTTTAGCCTGACTAGTTTTTCAGGCTTTTCAAATTTCTGTACTAACATATATACAGATTTAGCTAGGTCTTTCATTCCTGTTTCAGCAAATATCCTAGCTATTAATTCTATTTTCTGCTGTGCAGCAGTCATAACTTGACCGACACCTGTAGCAGTTTGGTGGGATTTTAAACCACCCTCAGATAGACCCATTGAGTTCTTGCTAACACCAGTTCGTTCTTCTCTAATGCTATCTAAATACCCTAGCATATTAAAAGAGTTCTGGTCTAGTTGTGGTGTTCCCAGAGGGTTGACAGCACCCGGTGTGCGTACTCTTACAATACCACCCGGTCTAGAAGTCATTAGGTCATCTAAATTCGCTTGACCTTCCACTACCTCGTATCGCCCATTATTTGTTAGGTACATGTTGTCTAACAAGTTACGCATTAGTGTAGTCTTTATGAGTTGAAGGTCGGAGATTAAGTCATAAATACTCAGACCGTAAAACTTATGAGGCATTGGTATAGGTGTAAGGGAGGAGAAGGGAACACTATCCACAGCCTCATTATCTAACAGTTCGTCTCCAACCTTCGTTACTTTTCTTAGTTCAGCAATGCCATCGTTGTCAAAGTCAACACGCATGTAGCATTCTGTAACCCAAATTCCATCGTCAATGTCACCTTCTGGTGCATTGTCTTGCTCGTGTGAGAACCTAGAAAGTCTTTCAGCTTTGTAATCCGCCTCATCGTTATTGAATACATTTTCAATTTTAGATTTGGGGTATCCTTGTTCTATTAACTCTGACTTAGTTCTCTTAACTCTATGAGCGACAAATCTTGCAGTGTCTATTGTCTTGGCATACTTGTCAATTAAAAATTCTTCTGGTGGTACAGCTTCTATTCTAACCTGACCATCGTCATATGTTCTGCTAACTACAACATCGTGTGTTATCTGTTGTGGCTGCAAAGAAATAACATCACTAGATTCTAATCCATTAGGAGTATGTTCTAATACTTCTACGTTGTCTTCTAATAGCAGTGCAGTAAATTCTTCTTCAGTAAGATTTTTATATTCTTCTCTTAATGTTTCGCTAGTATCATCCCAATAATGTTTTACTATACCATTCTTTTGTAGCAGTGCGTCTTTAAACCACTGGTATATAATAGAAAATCCTGGGTTTTGTCTCATGATTACATGGTTTACATAATCTGTTGACTGCTTTGCCATTTTTACATCTTCAGGACCTTGTGGCTCAAACTGTACTACTTTATCACCTGAAGTAAATATCTTCATAAGGCTAGGCATAATCCATTCGATTACATCTGCTACATCTCTTGTGACAATTTGTGAGCGACCTTCTTGCTCGTTACCATACCTTTTACCGTAGTATCGGTCTAGTGCGTCAGAGCGTTGCTCCGTGAGCTTTCCGTCTTTGTACCCTAAAGCTGAGTTAATCTCTTGCTCTAAGTGAGCAGACAGCTCCCTTTTTGTCATTTTAGCCATAAATTATTTACCTTTATTAATAGGTTCTTTTGTTTCTTTAGGTGGTGGCGAGGACATGCTGACTGCTTTCATAATATGTTTAAGGTCTTTAATGTCCTGTGCCATTTCTAATATTTTATTTTCTAACCATCTCGGATTCATATCTTCTCCTATACTATCCAACTTAAATCAGTCTCAGGGAGTTCCCTTCCCCAGACACTATCATTACCTGTGAACACTACATCTGTTATACACAAGTACCTAAACGCATCGCTTGCGTGTGATGTCCAATCGTGGACTGGTCTTTGTGACCAAATCTTTTTCTTGTCATCATAGCTACTTCTATATTGAAGTAATGCCTCTAGTCCTTTTTTAGTATTGTCTAAATCAAACCAACACTTGTTTAAATAAGTTCTAGTGGTGTCAATACCATCCATTACCTTTAACTTAGGTGCTACTTGAAAGTCTATGCCTAGGTCAAATGCTAGGTCTCGTCTTGACTTACCGGTAGAAAATTCTCTAACTACTATGTCATGCGGTGCTATGTGTGCACCATACCTATAGCCTTTCCTGTTGAGTACATCTATATAGTGAGGTAAACCTTCGTTTGAACTCTCATAATAATCTATAACGTGTACTGCTTTACCTACAAACTGACAGAACCATATGCTGGTTGCGTCTGAGACCCCGAGGTCCCATGCTGTTATGTTACTACTTGTTTAGACGGGTCATAAGGGACTTTCCCCACTCGGTCTTCATCATAAGCAGCTTCAATCTCTTTAGCATAATACGCACCTCTAAGTGCAGCAGACCAAGAACACTCGTATTCTTGTTCAAATTCAGTCTCTGCCATATCTTGTTTCGCAAGCTCGAGTTCCTCATCATCTAATATCCCTGTTTCACTCGCCTTGTATAAGAATCTAGCCCATCCCTTCTTCTCTGGGGCAGAGTGGTATAAATCATAAAATTCGTTTTTCCCTTTAGGTGTACCAATAAATATGGCATAACCTTTCCTATCTGAGAGTGCCGGCCTTATAACCTCTGAGAACATCTTAGGATTCATCTGAGCGTACTCATCAAGCACTACCCCATCTAAATAAATTCCCCTAAGAGTGTCATAATTATCTGCACCGTATAGCTGTATTCTTGCTCCCATAAAGTCGGCTCTTAGTTCTGCCTCGTTAAACTTTACTTCGGGAAATACAGAACACAATCTTTTTAATTCATCCCATGCTACTGTCTTTGCCTGTTTAAACAACGGTGCTATGTATGCATAGCGTGGTGCTCTCTTGCCGGCTTGTATATCTTCTACAGAACTTTTTATGAGCTGGTTTATAGCAAACACAGTCTTACCAAATCGCCTGTGACATACAACTACATTAAATCTATCTAGATTAGTATGTAAATGTTTCTGTAAATCCCTAGGTGTATAGGGAATTACTATGGATTTCCTCTCCTCTTGCATAAATACTAGTGTACTTTGCTATCCTTGTTCCTTAATATTTGATTTGCGTCTGCAATGTCTGCTTCATCGCTGGCCCATTGTATGTCAAACTGTCTATCTTCTACAACAACGTGGTGTTTCGGAGACCATCCGGCCTGAGTCTTTAACCAAAACGTAGTCATGCTAGGAGATTCTCCGCTGACCGCCATTTCATACGCAACACCTGCAACTCTTGCAGTTCTTTTCTCTTTACCTACTGCTAAATTGTGTGCATAATATTTATTTAGGGTGGCATTACCTGCCTTTTTTACGTTCAATCTTTAATACAGCATCAGCAGGTACTATACCTTTAGCAGATGCTACTGCATATCTGAGCTCTTCTTCGAGTTCTTTTTCTATTTCTCTAATTTCCTCTTCGGATTCAGCAGAAATTGTACCTTTGTTTGCCATAAGTTTAATATTATACCAGAATTCAAATATTGTTTTAGCTGTTACCTAGAATATTCTAGTGATTGTTTCTATTATTATATTATATATAGTATATCTTCACTAGAAGACTAGGTATGTTTAAGCATTTAACTAAAATTAAAACAATATTATACCATATGAAGTGTATTATCCTACTTTTATTTTCTTAGGCCGAAATCTGTGTGCCGGAATCTGGGCCTCTGGGTTGAAAAAATAATAATTTTATACACGGGTTAGTTTCCCGGGATGGACTTTGTACAAAAAGGGTGGGGTGGCCTCGTTCTTTCAGGGATAAACATATATATGAATTCATACACAGCTTTCACTAGGTCATCTATATGAATACATACACAGCAATTCATGTAACGGATTCAAACATATATATGAATTAATACCTATCATTACATACATAGCAATTCATGCAAATAAATTCATTGATACGATGTCATATACATGGATTGATATATACCTATTCATAATAACCAATTGATACATAGTTTTAAATCGTTGCACTTCTTGAAGTGTGAACCATTGTAAAAATAAAGTTGTTATTTTGCTTGACAGCATTTCAAATCTATGGAAAATAAGGGGTGTTAGAGCAATTCTGCTTTAATCAGTGCCGAAAGGCCGAACAATTGGAACGGTATATCTTAGAGGTTTTAGGCCTTTAAGGTTAAAACCAAAGAGACATCCTTTCAATATTATTAACACACTTCTTGAAGTGTCAAAACAATGGAGAAATACAATGTCAAAATCAAAAGATAACACTAAGAATATACCTAAGCACATTCCACTAGATAAAAAGTTAGTTGAACAAGAATATAGAGACTCTCAGGAATGCAAACAAGCCGAAAAGGAACTAAAAGCCCTTGATACAGCAAACAAAGCATTTGATAAAAGAGTTTTTAAATGGATAACAACAACTAACCCAGCGGGTGTACAAACTAGCATTCACAATGTTTTTAATTTTGCTAACTTTCACAAGGTTGTAGAACCGAATCAACAGAAGTTGAACCAGTTAAAACAAGCCTTTGATAGAGCAACACTAAAAGCCGAAAAGGATGACAAGTTAAAAGAGTTTGTTAAGGAAAACAGAAAAACAATCCATAACAATACTATTAATAACAACGAATCAATCAAGCTAGATACACCCAAAGAGCGTAAAGGTGGAATTAATAAGATAGTCATTGACATCACAAAAGATAAAGATGGTAATTTCAAAACATCGGAAGAGATGGCAAAGGAATCACCCAAAAAGATTCAAGAACTTAAAAACTTATTAAATGAATATTGGATTGATGTTGAACTCATAAAAGAGGAAAACAAAAAGAAAATAGAAGAGCGACAAGCTAAAGAAACCGCTACTGCTTAGGTTAAGAACAAAACCCAGTCTAACAAACTGGGTTTTTTTT